AAGCTACTGAACTTTTACCAGATGATGAGCGTGAGGCAATGGTACTAAATAAACCTAAGCCGCCTAGTGGGCTAGTGTATTCTGAGTTTAACCCAGATAGGCATGTGATAGATAACTTTAAGTATAGCCCATCCATGGGCGGGCGTATCGCCATAGACTGGGGCTTTAGAAAGCCTAGCGTACTAGTTATAGTCTATGATGAGGTTAGGGAGGCATCTATAGTGGTACATGAGATTAACCCGCAAGAGGTCACTATAGAGCAACTAAGTACAATGATATTACAAGTGGCATGGCCGCGGTCTATGCAAGCATCTGCACCTGGTAAAAGAATATGGATAGATACAGGCGTGGCAGATAAAGCGGGGCGTGCTAGGTCAGACCATACAGGGCTTAGTGCTTTTAGACTTATACGTAAAACGCCTAGCGAGGGTGGCATAGGCTTGCCACTACGCTCTACCACTGACCCTGTAAGGATAGACATATTAAACGGGGTGCAAAGATTAAAGCGGGCATTCAATAGTAATAAGTATCTTATCACTCGTGAAGTGTGGGAACGGGGGGAGCGGGCCACGGGCAATAGCTTAAGGAAAGCATTATTAAGCTACGCATGGGATACTAAAGAGCAACCTAAAAAGGATGGGCGTGAGGATCCTTTAGACGCTCTGCGGTATGATTGCATATTCCATCACTGGACAGAATCACACCGCAGCTACACACCACGGGCTAAACGCATTAACAAAGATGTTAAGGTAGGCTCAGCTAAGACTAGGAGCTTTTAATGATAATAGATGATTTAGATATACATAATGTAGAGTGGCTAGAGTCTGATATGTTTGTATATATTGACACTAGAGAAACTTTTACACCTGAAGAGCTAGCAAGTGAGTATGGGGTAACTGAGTTTTTTTTAAGGGACTATCTGACCCCTGGGTGGCTAAAGCATCCAATATATCTGCATAATAAAGAGCGAAGAAAAAAGCAGGCTTTAGCATCTTCTACAGAGATTGAGGAATTAAGGCAAAGCAAAATAAGACTTAAAAACATACTAAAAAAGCAAGCTATGAAAAGAGCGCCTATTTATCCTAAGCTTACAAGCACTAGCTTTGTAGAGGTACAGAGTAAGCAAGCTATCAGGGATGAAATAAATAAACTAGAGAAACAATTAAAGCAGCTTAAGAAAATTCAACCTTTAGTCTGCTTAGCTTCAGATGGTGAGATTAAAACCATAGACAATAAAGTAGACTTTTATCTTGAATACTATAAGAGCGACATCATTAAACTAAGGGCCCTTAAAGTAAATTATAAGGATATTGCTTATTTCTATGGTGTAGATGTTAAGAGGCTTAGCGTCTTCTGTAAAAAGCACGGCATAACTAAAAAAGAGAAGCTTTTAAAATGACTAATGAGATACTAAAACTATATGAAAATAAGTTCATGCTTAAGCAAGCTATGCGACTTACTAAGGACATAGATAAAGCACATGACTTGGTGCAAGACACACTAATTAAGATTATAGATAATGCTGATAAGTACACAGCTAGCAAGGGCACCCCCACGGGCTTTGTAACTGTAGTCATGCGGCGTATACATTTAAATAATGTGCGTCATATTGGCATAGTTGCTAGAGCGTTAGAGACATATGCGGCTAGACAAGATGAGCCCATCCATGATGCTACTCAGTATGTATACTGTAGGCAACTCATAGCCCGCAGTAAATATAAAGAGATACTTAAACTCAAAGCCTTAGGATATACCGCCCAAGATATAAGTAAAATTATAGGCATGAATCATAATACTATATTCTCACATACTAGGGTAATGCGTGAGGAGCTGGCTAAAATATGAATATTAACACAGCTAACACTATCACAGAGCTAGCACGCAAGATGCTAGTAGATGCTAAAGATAATTTTACTCAAGAGGAATACATAGACAGTGTTAAGCTGTTTTGTGACATAGTGAGTAATTTATTACCCCCTAATATTGACAAAGCTTTAGAGGATAGTAATAATAGTCTGAAATAGAGTGGGTAAAAAGTAACCCACGTTTAAGGGTTACTATGAATAATAGAAATACTAAACACTTAAAAGCACGCTATCCAAATTTTAGAACCTACGGAATCACGGGCACACAGCTAAGTGGCGGCAGTATTTCAGGCTATGAGAATAATACACGGTTAACGGGGCTTAGCTGGGTTAATGAAGCTGAGGAGATGCTTAGAACTGACCCCGTAGTTAGAAGATCATGGCATATGTTACGCCAGACCTTACTAAGTGCTACATGGCGTTTTGAGCCTGGCATAGAACGTGATCCTATGGCAGAGGAGCTAGCCCGCTACGCTAATGAGGCGTGGGGCTTTGATGGCTACGCGGGCCAGATGTCTATGTCATGGGAGGAGCAGTTAACTTATTTATTTGAATATGTACCACTAGGCTATAGGTATGCTGAGGAGGTTTATAGGGTGGGGCTTGATAGTGAGGGCCGTACAAAGATATGGCTAGACTATTATGCAGACCGTGAGCCCTCAGCCCATAACGAGTGGCTTAGTAGAGATGGGCAACATCTAGATGGGGTGCTTCAGAATACAGTAGGCATAACTAAGATACCTAAGCCCATACCAGCTAATAAGCTACTACTTCTTACGCTTAATAAGACGGGCTCTAATTTTGAGGGCGTAGGAATGTTACGCCCTGTATGGTGGTGGTGGCGTACTAAGCAGCGTGTAAGTAATATGATGTGCGTGGGCTTAGATAGATGGGCCATCCCTACACCCAAAGTAACTGTAGATAGATCAGTAGCAGAGCTACAAGGGCTTAATGATTCTGATATAGACGCCATGGTAAATGATGCGGAGGCACAGGCTCAAGCATTCTTAGCAGCTGAGCAAGCATATCTTATAGAGAATGCCGCCGTTAAATTTGATAGCTATAGTACTACTCCTTACCTATATTCTCAGGGCCCGCTAGATATTATTAAAGAATGTGACAATCAAATTAGTCAAGCATTCTTAGCTCAATTTGCTAATCTGGGTATAACAGACACAGGCTCACGCTCAGTGGGTGAAGTTCACTTATCCATGTTTAGACGTGCCGCTATTAACCTATGTGACATAGTGGCGAGTAGAGTAAGTGGCGTAGATAGAAGCGGGGCGGGTACCATAGGCCGCTTGATTAAGTTTAACTATGGTGCGGTAGAAGCTAGCAAGCTACCCCGCTTAGTGCACACGGGGCTAGATACAGATGACTTGGCAGAGTCGTTAGGCATGCTAGGGCCGCTGGTTCAATATGGATTATTAACACCAGATGATGAACTAGAGCGAGCTATACGTGAGAGATTAGGAGCGGGTGACTTACCAGAGGATGCCCAAAGATCAGCACTAGAAAGAACTGCCACAGCTAACGCCACAGGCGGGGGTGCGGCTTTACTCGCTGAGCAGCTTATTAGGAGGCGGCGTAATGGTTAAGCGTACACAGGCACAGACGCCCGCACCGCCTAAAGATAGAATTAAGGGCAGCACTAAAAACCCAGAGGGTAGTGCTAGTGGCTCACGTGGTGATATTAAAATATCAGAATCCACAGAGAAAGCCTTAGTTAATCTACGCAATAAGCATAACGATAAGTATAAGTCACCCACAAAGCGTGTAGATATGGGCAAGCTTAAGGCAGTCTATAGACGCGGGGCGGGGGCTTATAGTGTATCTCATAGGCCTAATGTTACAAGCCGCGAGCAGTGGGCACTAGCCCGCGTTAAAGCATTCCTAAAACTTGTGGGCACAGGTGAGAGAAAAAAAGCCTATACAGGTGATTTAGATTTATTACCCGCTGGCCATCCTCAAAAGTCAGACGCTAAGACAGAGGCCACGGCATTAGCTATGCCTCAAAAGTATTCACATATAAACTTCACCCCTCCCAAGGGGGCACAAGAGGCGGCGGCTAGGGCTCTAAAGAAAAGAGCAGAAAAGCCCCCCTCTCAACGTGGCATGACCTCGGTAGGCTTAGCGCGGGCACGTGACTTAGCTAACGGTCGTGAGCTATCCCCTAATACAGTGCGTAGAATGCTTGCATACTTCACCCGCCATGAGGTGGATAAACAGGGTAGCACTTGGGATGAGTACGGCAAGGGCCGCCAGGCGTGGGATGGCTGGGGCGGTGATGCGGGCTATTCTTTTGCTAAGAAAGTAGTTAAACAAATGAACGCAGCGGATAATAAAACGCAATCCCTTAGAGCGTATGGTGAAGCTATTCTTTTAAGTGATAGCTCATCTTATGACGTGCCAGAGGGGTTAACCGTAGGCAAGCCATTTAAGACATTATCATTGGGTCAAGTATCAAGCAGGCTCAGTGGTGACAAAGTAGGCAAGCCCATAGATCAAGATTTACTAACAGAGCTAGTGCGGGTATTCAATGAGCATAAAGCAGAGTCACCCGTGATTATTGACTGGCAGCATGCTACTAGCCCATTCCAAGGGGGCACACCCGCCCCGCCCGAAAGTGGAAACGCACTAGGCATGATAGTAGATTTAGAAATTAAAGAAGATGGCCTTTATGCTGTACCCGCTTACAATGAGCGTGGCTTAGAGGTTGTTAAAAATGCGGGCGGCGTACTGTGGTCAAGCCCTGAGTATATCCACGGCGACATATTCAGCAGGGGAGATGGCAGCAAGCTAGGTGAAGCTCAGCTTTTAGCTATTACGCTTACACCCCGCCCCGCACAGTCACATAACACTATTGATCGTATTACATTAAGTGAGGAGCTAAATATGGATGATCAAGTAAAAGAGCTCATGGCTAAGCTAGAGGCTAAGGATGCCCTAGTTAAGCAACTTGAGGCACAGCTCGCAGATATGAAAGCTGAGAATGAATCTAAGCTTATGGCTGAGGATGAGAAAAAAGAAGAGCTTAAAGAGCATTATGATGATGATAAGTCTAAGATGGCTGAGCATGATGATAATGAGAAAAAATCAGAGGATGAGGATGAGGATGAGGACAAAGTTAAAAAAATGTCTGAATCATTTACCACTTCTAATGTAGCTCTACTTAATGAAGTGCAAGCACTTAAAGAGCAACTTAACACTGTAGTTAAAGAGAATAACGCTATTAAGTGTGATAAAGCAGTTAATCAACTTCTTAATGAGGGCAAGATTACACCCGCAGAGCGTAAGTTTGCTGTAGATGCGTGGCACATGAAAGAACTACAACCCACATTCTGGCAGATGTTTAGCGAACGCCCCAGCGGTCAAGCTGTACCCCTACAAGAAGTGGGCCATGGTGCAAGCGGTCAAGAGATCTCTAAAGCTACTTTAAGTGAGAAGATCAAGACTTTAGCTAATGAAAAACAAATTACATTTAGTGAAGCCCTAAATATTGTGCGTGACCAAGATCCCGTATCTTATCGTAAGGCTTATGGAGTTTAATATATGAATAATCAAGTACATTCTTTTATCTGTGCTAGTGCTGTGACTGAGTTCTCACTAGTAAGTGTAGACAGCAATGGCAAAGTGGCTATCACTACTTTACCTACAGACGTTGCTTGTATTGGTGTAGCACAGCGTGCCGCCTCTGCGGGTGAAGCTGTGGACGTGGTAACAAGCGGTGAAACTAAAGTAATTGCGGGTGAAGCGGTGGCAGATTTTAGTGCTATCCCTCGTTTCTCTGCTATGGCTGGCGGTAAGGTACAACCCGCAGAGGCTACGGACTCTACGTTTTTCCCTACATGCTTTGTCATTCCTAACGTAAATCAAGCGGGTGCATCTATTAATGATCAGATCTTAGTAGAATTTAGACGCCCATCTATCCCATTAGCATAAGGAGTAGGATAAATGGCAAGTTCATATAGCAATATCCACCCAGTAGACGAGATCTTAACAAGCCTTGTAAGTGAAGTAATCCCAAGTGATTCTCAGCTTATCGCGGGTCAAGTATTCGAAAATGTAAAAGTCCCAGAGCGTAGCGGTACATTCTTACTAGAAAACACACGTAACTTTATGGGCTCACCAGAGTTAGACTTAGAGCGTGCACCTGGTGCGGGCCGTGCTAATATTGGCTCATTTGATAGAACGTCTTTAACTTTCAAAGCTAAAATCTATAGTGCTCAAGATAGTATCGCTATGGAAGATATTATTGATAGTCAATACCCAGGCAGCGAAGAGCAACGCATCGCACGTAAAGTAAGACGTACTATGATGCTAGCTAAGGAAAAGCGTGCCGCTGATTTATTATTTGATACCGCATCATTTAGTAATGACACATGTACTAATGTAATGGGTGGTCAAGTTGACGCAGCGGGCACTGATGCACTCACAGGCTTAGATAAACTTAAAGACTTAGTGTTTGCGGCGGCCCATGGCATTAACCCAGATACTATTATTTTAGGCCGTGGTGTAGCACGTGCTTTAGCTCGTAACCCTGAGTTTAGATCATACCTCACAGTAGGTGCTACACCTAGTGGCATTGCGGCTGGCGGTAGCTTAGTGCTTAATGATAGTGCGGTAGAAGCAATCATTAGAGATGTTTTAAACATTCCTAATGTCTATGTAGGTCAAGCACGCCGTGAGACTGCGGTCCCTGGTGCGACATCCTCAGAGGCTCAGATTTGGAATGATGATTACATCTTCTGTGGTATCCTTAAGGGTAGTGATGCTATCGTACAAAAAAGCGGCAATGTTAAAGGCATGCCTGTGGCTGCTCTTAACTTTGACTTTGGCAATATGGTAGCGGGTCAATATGATTCACTAGACGCTACCCGCCGTTATGTCTACGCAGAGGAAGTGCAACAGTTTAAAGCTATTGACTCTACCCTTGGTTACATCTTAACAGCTTGCATTTAATGTAGTGAGTAACCATGTGTGATAGTGCAACCCCCACATTATTAAGTGAAGTTGACGCAGATAAGAAAGCAATAGCGGACTTAAAAACGCAGCTATCTAACCAAAGTGGGGCACGTGCTGAGATCACGAAAGCTAAGATAAATGAGCTTAAAACAATTATCAAAGCTGAGAATACTATGAAAGCATCTCTAGCACGTGCTAGGGGTAGCTTCCTAAAAACTTTAGAGACTGCTATAGATGCCACTAATCCTTTAACGCTACTATCTCTAAGTAGAGATCAGCTAGTAGACTTCATACTTAAAGGGGGCATGGGTATAGCAGTGGATGACTTTATTAACCAAGCTGATAAAATCACGCAGTCAGTTAATAAAACCATGAGAACAATACAGCCAAATCTAGGCATTACAAGCACTATACAAAATGAGCTAGATATTATGCAGACCGCTGCGGTAGAGGGTGTATTTGATGATGTCATTTTACCCACAATTACTGCGGGCGTGCGTGATGCACTCACAGCTATAAGCGTAGATGTGCCCGTTAGCTCTGCCATGTCTGCTTTAGCACTCAAGATGGAAAAGGCCCAAGGTAGACAGCTCACAGAGATTAACACTAAGCTTAGCATGTATGGGCGTAGTGTGACTGCGGCGGTGGCAGAGGATGCGGGTATTAAGTATTATTTATACACAGGTCCTATAGATGGGTTAACCCGTAAGTTTTGCTTGCCACTAGTAGATAAGGTGGTAAGTGATTCACAGATGAGACGCTTAAACAATAGACAAGGTCTTAGCGTAAAGACTGCGGGTGGGGGTTATAATTGCCGCCACTCATGGAGTCCCGTAACAGAGGGCTTTATAAAAGCGGCACAGCTAGACAAAGCTACTACTAAAGATATATCTAACGCTAATAAGGGAGCTAGGAAATGAAAAAAGCCGTTACAAGTCAAGACTACACTTTTACATGGAATAGCCCCGCCCCTGTGAGTGGCACACCCAGTGTAACTTTTAAAGCGTCTAGTACTGTCACTAGTAACCTTACGCACTCAAGAGCAGATATTAGCGTGACTGCCATAGCTAATGATAGACGTACACTCACTATAGCTAGTAGTACTAGCTTAGAACGTGATCAAGAGCTATGCTTTTTAAAGACAGATGGGGATGCTTGGTATAGTGTAAAAGTAATAAGGATAGTGGGCACCACTGCTATATTAGCTGAGCCCTTACCACGTGAGATAGACTTATCTAGTGCGGCGACCTTAGAGTTTTCTACCTGGTATGTCACTGCCTCATCTGCTAATGTCACTAGTACAAGTGGCACTTATCAATATGAGATTAGTTACACGGTAGACTACGGACAGAATACACAAAATAAGCTAGATAAAGGTGTGATTAAAGTCACCCCTAGGCCCTTTGACACTGGGCTAGATCATGAGTCACTAGTTAATAAGTTTGCTTCACTAGGTGACTTAGTGCCAAGGCGTCAAAGTGATTTTAGCCCACAGATTAAGGCGGCTCTAGATGAGCTATCTTTAATGCTTAGAAATAGGCTTATAGATTCAGATGTAACAGAGGATGAAATCTTTAACGCTACTGACTTTGAGTTATGCCACGCATACTGCACAGCGGCCCGTATCTATGAAATGAATTTACAGCTAGATGCCGCAGACGCTATGCGGGCACGTTGCATGGAATTATTAGACCTTGCTCTTAGAACTGTAGATTTAGATTTAAACGGGGATGGGGTGCTAGATGAGGGTGAGCTTAACCTAGAAAAGTCAGGCGGTAAAAGCACAGACTTTAGGGCATCATGGCGGGCTTATAATAAATCTAGCTATGACTCTACCTTTAACCCCGCTAGGGCAATGAGGCACTAACCATGGGCGTTAAAGTAAACCTAACCTTACCCGCCTCAGTGTGGGAAGTGCAAGACACTAAGCGAGTGGCTCTAAATACCGTAGCCACTGTTAAGCGGCGAACAGCAAGTGGCATAAGCTCAGAGGGTATCCCGTTTAAAGAATACTCTACAAAGCCGCTTTATGTGGCTTACAAGGGAGCACGCCTTAAGCCTAAGGGCGGGCGGGTATCTCGCACGGGTAAGAGTGTATATTATGCGGGGGGCTATGAACAATATAAGCATGAGTCACGCAAGCGGTCTAAAACTAATCAAGATGTGGGGGGACGCACTCAGAGTGCAGAGGTAGACTTAGTACTTAGTGGGCAACTTATAAATAATCTAGTAGTACTAGAGGCTAGCTTAACTAAGTTTAGGATAGGACTTACTAAGCACGTTAGACACTATGGTTATTTTGTACATGAGAAGCGGCCTTACATTGGCTTGACAGATGACGAAATAAATATTTTAGTAGATGCTGTGGCCTATGATATTAGCCAGAAGTTAAGGGGGCGTAAGATATGAGCCGTGGCATATTTGAAGCTTTAGACTATATAAAAGATATGATTCAAGACATCTTGCCTAAAACAGATACGCACCACGGATTCATCTGTATAAATGATGGTAGCGGGCTAACCACGTCATTAAATGATAGATTTGAGGGGCAGAGGCAATTTACACTAGAGCTTTTAGGACTGCCTTTAGATGATGGGTCAAGCGGACTTAGTGGACGTAAGCGGGTAACTGTAGAAGTGCATATTAGATATGCAATCCCTAAAGAAGAGGGCTTTAAAATTCGCATTATGACTGAAGATGCTAGTAAGATTATAGACACAATAAAGGGCCCGCAGTATAATTTTAATACCACAGGCATTATAAGCGTAATACCTGGCACCTCACGTGCTGAGATAATTACTGATAATGTGGGAGACACTATAGGCCACCTGCTTATAGTACCTTTTGATTTACTTTACTTGGAGGCTTAAAGATGAGCGTTACACATAGAACACTGGGCGTAGCTCAAGAGTCAAGCTTTGGCTCACTATCTGCTACTACTAACTTACCCGACAATAGCGGATACACTTATATATCTATTCCATGTGAGATGGACCCCATTTTAATTTATGGTGAGCCTGTGGCTAGTGAGCGTAATGATGCTAGAGACGGTAATTACTTTAATCAACCTGAGCCAGACACCGTATGGAGTGGGGGCAATAGAGTACGCCGCCGCACGGGTCAAGTACAGCTAAGAGTAGACTTAACTACTATAGGCACAGCGGCTAACACATACGATGCTAACTATCTAGGCTATCTTTTAAACGGTGGCTTTTTAAATAGAACTAGCGGCATTACAGAAGCCACAGTGGCAACTATTACAGATACTAATAGCTTCACGGTAGCAAGCGGGGGCCCTACAGCTAGTGACGTGGGTACACTCATTAGCACTATTCTCAATGGTAAAGTAGAATACTCAGCTATTACAGATGATAGTGATGCATCTAGTGATATTACAGTTAGCCCCGCCTTTAGCTCTGGCTTTAGCGGTACTCCTGTGATTAGAGGCACTCAGACATATTACCCTGGTAGCCGCACATTTACGGGCACATATACTAACTCACTCACCTTTAGAGTAGATGGCGTTAACTTTAGAAGCTATGCCTATGGATGCGTTTTAGAGTCCTTAGCTATTAGCTTAGATAATGGGCGACTTATGGGTGACTTCACCTATCAAGCGGCACTTATACAAGATGATCATGGTAGCGCGGTAGGTCCTATTGAGCCACTCTATAACACAGGTGCCCCGCCATTCTTTAGAAATAGCTACGTAGTAGTTTCAGACGCCGCCCCCTCATCTCGTGTAAATGCTAGCACAGGTGATAAGCTAGGGCGTATTGAGTTAGACTGTGAAGATTTTAGTTTAACAGTGACTAATACATTAACACCACTAGGCACTAGTGAGAGTATTCTAGCTATGTCCAACATGGACATTAGCGGGGTAGATGTAGAATTAACGCTCACGCTATCCACTGTTAATACTACTATTGCTAATGATTATTTCAACAAAACACTACGTCAAGTGTTAATAGGTACAGGCCCTAGTGCAGATGGGGAGGGGTGTGCTATCATGTTACCCGCCGCTATGCTTACTAATGATCCTAGTGCCTATGATGTGAGTGGTAACGATATTGTTAGACAAACACTCACATATAAACAAGCACGTTATGCGGGCGATGTATCCGAAGTTAACGCTGCTAACTCACCCTTTAGACTAGCGTTAGGTATCTAGTATGGCTTTGCACTTTTCCACATCTACAAATGATCTTTTTAAAATAGTTGTCTCGTGTGACCCCGCTGTTAACTTTACAGATGAAAGTAAAGCGGCTTACTTTAACACGGGTGACTTATCACTATTAGATGTGGGTGAGGATGCAACTGTTATAACATTAAAGCCATTAGGGCCTCAAGATAGAGAACGGGCAGAGATTAGGGCGGGGGCTTTTACTCGTAGTGAGCTAGGCAAGCTCCTATGGATAGAAGCACCCAATGACAGAGTAGAGCATGCTAGATGGCATCATGGCCTAACAGAGGATGAGCGTGAGGCACTAGCTAGCTATGAGTCTTACATATCTAAATCTTATGTAGAGTATGTGAGGGAAGCACTTGTTAGCATAAATGATGAGCCCGCCACTATTGATATGATCAATAGCATTAGGCCAGAGCATATGCGTATAACCACTATCACAGAAATAGTGCTACACTTGCAACGGGTGAGCTTATTAGGTGATGCGGGAAAATAGCGTTAGCCTCTGCCATATGGATACCTTTTAGTAGCGGTAGGGGCTGGGATTGCTCGCAGTGTACAAATAACAGAGGGTTAAGACGCTTGCGGGGTAACTGCGGGGGCACGTTTAAAAAAGGACTACCACAGGCTTTAGAAGATGAGCAAGGGCTATACATGCCAGGCTATAGAATAGCTCCTAACAGTGGTGAGGCTTATAGTGATCTTAAAATTAGATCATGCCCCATTAGCAATATGAATAGACTAGCCCTCATAGTTAACAATTATTCTAAAATTAAAAACAAGCTCTTATCGTTTAGTGAACTATACCCGCACCCCACGTGTGCTATAGTTGAAAGCATAGAAATTTTAGACTAT